ACTGCAGTCTTTGCAGAGATCTCATCGATCTGCTCTTCGTCAAGCATATTCTTGCCTAACTTAGTGCGTACTGCTTTCGCTAACTTCGATGCATCAACACCAAAATCGTTGGCTGCCGAACGAACATGGCTCTTGCGAATGTTATCACCGTAACGCTTCTGAAGATGAGCAACGATCTTTGCAGTTTCGTCGAGATCTTCGACTTCTTCGTTCTTCTGCTTATTCATTGCCTTCTTTGCAAGATACTTGGCAACGTTCTTTACTTTGTTGCCGTATTCATCTTTACGCTCTTCGCCAGCTTTTCTGTAAGGACCTTCAAAAGGAACATCGTGGCTTTCGCTACGAAGATCTTTGTCAGCTCCGTGATATGTGCCTTTGCCCTTCGTGATGTATGAATTTACACGCGCATGGGCCCACTGTTGAGGAGTTGTGCCAGGACGGTGACCGCTATTCCAAGCTGCAATGCCACGAGCATATACTTTTTTCAAGGTTGACAAAGATACACCAGATTTCTTTGCTTTATCCGCAAGACCGCTTGATGCTTCTTCTACCATTTGCAGAATTTCTTCTTTCATTGGCTTCTTTTCTTTAGCCATCATCGCGCGAACTTTATCTGCAGTTTTCTTGTTAGCTTCAGTCGGCTCATCAGCAGTAGGCATATAGCCTTCTTCCATATCATCTTCTTCTGCTTCGCACTTTTCGCACTCGCAATCGTCAGCATGTTTCTTCGCTTCGCCAAGAATGCCTCTTACTGTGTTGAGAAGATCAGCACTGAATCCTGTGATTTTATTCGTTAACATTTCTTGCTCCGTTTATTTGAATCTATTTATGAAATTATTTCATCGATGCGCGGAGCATCCATGCGTGTTTATTGTGCTGATCAAGTCTTTCTTCAAGGAAATTGACGAGACCATATGCTTTGGCATTTTCAGCAGCATTTCTTGCAATCGTTAAGCTACCTAAAACTTTTGCATTATCTGTATATAAAATACTTACCATACGATCTGCTGATATAATAAAAACTTCATCTTCGATTGATGTTAATTCAAGAAATCGACTAAACGCTGCAGGCGTATATGCACTGGCGGCTCTAATTTCTTCCGCAAATGGATCAATGGCTTTACCGATTTCTTCATAGATCTTACCAAAAAAGTCGTGGTACATTGCAAACATCGGGCCTTCGACGTTCCAGTGATAGTTCTGTGCCTTCACATACAACGCATACGTATCTGCGAATGCTATTTTAAGTGGAGTTGTAATCTCTTCCATCAGTTGCACTTCCATCTGCGAAGGGACATTGCTTTACGAGTCGGTCTGCCTTTCTCGTCTTTCATTGGGCCTTTATTGCCACTCATACGAGCACAGAATGACTTGCGTCTTCCTGCATCTTTTGATCCGGGTTTGACTTTACCTGTGACAGCAGTTTGTAGATTCGATCCAGGATTCTTTGCGCGAAAAGCTTTGACACCTTTCACAGTCATTCCTGCACCTTTTTCAGTGGCAATGAAATGACCTTTCGAGTCTTCGCCACGCTCAGTGATGAACTCTTTAAATCCGATCATTCTGCGTCTCTCTCAATATCTGCTTCTTTCTTAACTTTTCTCCAAACAAATCCGGTTGGAGTACGAACTTTGACCATTCGAAAATCTGATCTGCGCTCGATATCTTCATCAAAAGCTGTATTGAATATCTCGTTGATATCTGCTTTTTCTTGGCCAGGAGTTTCTTTCTGATACTTCTTGACAAGCGATTTTGTACCAACTTCGCGAGTTGCAGAAGTATCTTCGTTAAATCCAAATGCAGCATCTACTTTTTTGTGGCCATGTTTATTACGCAAATACTGTGATATTGCACGGTCTTTTGTTTTAAATTCCGATGTATCAACTACTTTGCTTTGTTGTTTAATAAGTCCATGCAGCGTTTTAATATCGTGCTTTTTTAATGCGTCGTATTCTTTGACAATCGGATGCTTTTCGGCAGCTTCATTGATTCCTGCATGCTTATGCGCAGAAGCTTTAAAGTTCAATCCAAAGTACTTGACATTGCCATGCTTATTCGAAGCTTTCCATCCACGTTGTTCAGTGCTGCCTTTTTCTGTAAAAGGCTTGACATATGGTGTATTGTTCGACTCGTCGATCACTTTGTTTTTAATCTGATCTTGAGCTAAGCGAATCTGTTGAGGATCGGCGTCTTTTTCTTTCTTGATAGTCGAAGCATTTCGCTTTATATACTGAACTTCTTGACGTTCTTGAGTACCAGTTTCTTTGTGCGCAGCAGTTCTTACGCCGACATATCTGATTTTACCATGTCTTGCAGTATCAGCGATTTGATTACCTACTTGATCTTCTGTTGCTTCTTGAGCTGATTGCAATCCAGCCTGCGTTGGAGCACCTTTCGATCCAGGCTTACGCATGCGTTCACCAGATCCAGCTGCAATTCTCTTGCGCTTGGCATGAATGTTAGCCCAAAGACCTTCGTTGACATCTTCTCCGTACATAGCATGATATTTCTTGGTATGTACAGATTGCGGCATCGGCTTCTTCCGAGCTGCCTTGTCACCAGGTGCATCTTGATATGCACGATCATCTTTGTCAGAATATTTTGCCATCTTCTTCCAGTGAGATTCGCGCGCCTTGGCAGTCGATGCACTCAGTCCAGTATGATAGGCAGATTCGAATATGCTATCGAGTTTATCATTGATAAGTTTCTCTTCGCGAAGATCTGCATCGAGTGTCCATGCTTTTCCTTTGGCGATATAGCTATTGACTCTTGCAAAAGAGAATTGTTCTTGCGTAGTTCTACCGTCATTTTCCCACGCAAAAGAACCGCGCTCGAACACCTCTCTGAGGGTCGAGAACGGTATGCCGGTTCTTTCGGCTTTTTGAATAAGAGTAGAAGTTGCGGCATCTTCTGGAAGAACTGCATTCAGCAGTCTCTTCAGCGTGATTCCCATCGAGTTGTCGTTCTCGTTGAGAGCATCGATCGATTCGCCGATAATGTCGACGAGCTGCATCGAAGTCTTATTATCAAGACTCTCGACAATATTATTGAATTGTTCGTTGACGACCGGACCTGCAGTCGCATGCTGCAATTTTGCTCCGGATTGAAATGAAGCCAAACGATTGACTTCTGCTTTTCGAAGAGAAGGCAAAAGACGAGCGGCTAATTTTCGAATTAGCTTAACTTTCTTATCAACTACTCTATCGACTTGAATCTTTTCAGATGTCGTAAGCTCGGTATAAGGTGTACCCTTGCGAGCTGAGAATCTCATCTTGACGATGTTTCTTGCTTTGTTGATTGCTCGAGCCTTCAGCTTATCTTCTGAGGCGAGCTTATGCTGCGAAACTTCTTTCGCTCTTTGCATCTTTGGTTCTTTGGCTCTTAAGATGCGAGCTCGACGTTGCCGTTGAACAAGTGTCAACGCTTTTTTCTCAGCTAAGGTGTCAGTTAGGACTACGGTATCCTCGTTATGCTGGCGATTTCCGAGACCCTTAAGCTGAGGACGGATCTCGATACCATCAAGCGGTTTGCCAGTTACAGACTTTCCAGTTGGTTTCTTTAATTGTTGAGTATCAACCGGTTTTTTATTCTTATCTTCCATCAGAGTTTCCCTTGGGCTTATCTGTTACACAAACGGGATTGCCGTAGCCTAACCGCAAACCTATTTATAACAAGGAAACTTTAACGAGTCAACTAATCCAGTTTTTAAATCGAATAATAAATGATTCGTTGACACCCATACCTTTGCGGACATCATGATACAATTCATCTTTATGTGCTTTACTCATACCCGATGGAGCCATCTTATGAAATGATTCCTTATCTCCAGCTGCAGCATGCTTACGCATCGTAGTACCAGAAGCAGATTCAATTCCACTTCCGCCTTCCGTACGCTCACCGCCTACAGCCTTGACTTTAATACTTTTAAAGTTATAGTGACCGTGTTTACCTTCTGCACCATTGTATCTATGCAACAGAGCGTGAAATTCTTTAACACGATCTGATCCGACATGCATGGTAACGTGAGTATAACCAGCTTTGTGTAGTTTTGACATCTGATGAAGAAGCGTAGGATGCTCTCTTGTCATGGCTTCGACGTGTGCACCCTTGACAGCGCGAGAAAGATGCTTTACCTTTTGCTCTGGCGTCAAAGGATTCTTCTTTGCATCATGAGATCCAGTCGTTAAGATCTTATGATCTGCACCTTCTTTTTTGGCGGCATTCATTACATTCTGTACAACCATCGCATGTCCAGCATGAACAGGATTAAATCTTCCTTGTGTAATATGAATTGACTTCATGCTGGTTTACCTCTATTAAAATTGGCCGCCGAGAACTCAGCGCGATCAACAAACTTAGTAGGACGATTATGTCTGACTACCACAAAGCCTTCAGGCTTTGCTTTCTTTCCATTAATACTATGATCAAATTCTGAATTACTTGAAAGTGTATTCGTTAATATGTTCTTGGCCTTCTGCAGCGCCTTATGTTGATTTAATACATTTTCAAAATGCGCACGATTGCGTTGAACATGACCAATTGCCGTTTCCATCTCGGCAGTTTTTGCTGCTTTTGCTTTTTCGGTTTTTACACTATCAACCCTTTTCTGTTGCGACTTGATGTAGTGATTCATAAAACCTTCGACATTCGGTCTTGTACCGGTACGAACAGTATGATTAATGTAAGTCTTGAGTGGAACCTCGTGGCCTTTGATCGCTTCATACGTTTCAGGCTTTGTTTTTTTATTCGCCTTTGCTGCAGCAGCCATCGCCCTTGCAAATCTTTCTCGTTGCTGAGGAGTATATTTAATATTATCAAGGCGATGCGCAGTAGAAATCAAATGCACATCTCTATGCAATCCAAACTCGCTCAAATCAGCGCCGTGTTCGGCTTGCATATCTTCGAGATTATTACCATTATACTTCGTATGAACGGCAATGCCTATCTTTGCGTTTAAAGCAGCTTGGCCTTGCGCTGAAGCTCTCGCAGCAGAATACGTAATCGTATTTGGAGTAAAGTGCACGCGACCATCAGATTCATGCACATCATTAGGCGTATGCATAATATCACCTTGGAAAACACCTTTCTTCGGTGTGACTTTCGGAAGATGTTGTAAAGCTGCTTTGAGTTTTTCTACCAAACCCGGAGCATGACCGTGATTCTTTTGAATATCTTCTTCGGTGTAGTTAATCTTCGGATTCTTATTAAAGGCAGACTTTGATGCCACGAAGAATCGACCGGTTTGAGGATGACGACCAAATACTACAGAAGGAGAACCATCATACTTCATAGTCACTTTGGTATCGTTCTTCTTACCAGTCAACTTATCATGCACATCTTTCAGATTATGATAGGCATGAGAAAAGCCTTCATGACCAGCATTAATCACGTGATCTTCAGCATGCTCAAGATGAGTAAGTTTACTTTCGTCGAGCTCTTCGGCAAGGAAATCTTTAAAGGTTGTCATCGTACTGTTTTTACCGATCCATCAGGATTTACAAAATAAGCTTCGAACGTAATGTTAGGAAATTCTTTCTTTAACGAAAGAAATGCTTGAAGATTGCTCGGAGCATCATCAAACAACCGAAGCTTTACGTAGTTCTTAGTATTTATATACTTCCGAAAAATGATCTTCTTGGCTTCTGCCGAAGAGTCTATCTTCAGGTTACCAGCGCGTTCGACATGGATATTATCGATAGGTAGACCATGATCTCTGAACGTCTGAAGGAAGATATCCTTATTATCGAAGTCAGCTCGTGCTGTGCAGATAATCACTCGACTATGAGGATTCTTCTTTGAGTTAGCAAAGATCGCTTTTGTTTTGGCAACCATTCGAGTGATTGGTTTAGATGACTTTCGAAACACCTCAGCATTTGCAAACTCTCCGAAGTCGTAGGTTTCACCCTTCTTACGTTTGTAAGTGTTGAACTCTTGGTTGTCGAGCATTCGAACAACCTTGCCATCTTTCACAACAGCAACCTTTGCATATGTATGGAACAGCGTCTCATCGATATCGAATATCGTAAGCGTACCTGAACCAACAAACTCTCTGAAACGTTTCTTTATCATAGTTTACTCTACCATAGTTTTGATAAAATGTACATGCTAAATAATCAAAGTGTTGCGATTTTTTATTGCAGTCAATTTAGCAACGATAAAAAATCTAGCTCCTGGTACACCAAACTGTGTGCGATCTTGTGCAGGACGACAGTAGTAATAACACTCATAGTCTCCAGAAGGAATTTCTCCATGCACTACTGTATGATTACTCGTGATGTTATAGTTTCCGCTTGTTTTTGCAAATGACATTGGGCCTTGATAAAGAACATTAATGTTCTGTCTGCCGCTTGCTTTACCCGCTTTATAATCTTTACCGTATAAAGTTTTTAACGCTACGCTCTTTGCTGACACCGGCCGGGCAAAAGCCGTCTTCATAGGCAATCTTTTTCCACCAAGAATCTTCTTAACATCATTAGCAAACTGACGAACCTCGGCTTCATCATTAATTTCAGTCATACCTCCGTATTGTTGAAAGTCATTGGCTTTTCTTCCTTTTTTGTGAGAGATCCAGGCAACCTCGTTACCTTTCTCATCGATCACGTGAAAGTCTGCTTTTGGTGTACCTGGAGTTGAAATGACTTCAGCCATTTTTACAATTTCATTGCCAATCTTAACTTTGATATAAGGAGTTTTTTCTGTAGAAAGAAGTTCTGTTAGTTTTTTCTTAATATCTGCAAGCGCGGCATCTTCAGCTACTGTACCAGAACCGCCACCTTTACCACCAAATTCTGCAGACTTGGCAAATTCTGCAAATTTGTGTGTTGTTCCAGTACTACTAGTAAACTTAACTGCGCCCAATGCTTTATTATCTCTAGAATTATAAGCAGACATTACTAAAGTTTCAAGATCAGAATCTTTCTTAATCTTTACGAGTTTACCGTTCACAAGTAAAAATTCTTCTCCTGCTTTGATCTTATCAAAGAAGGTATTAATTCTTCCTTCTCTGCCGGCTTTTAATAGCTCAGAAGGAGTCAGTGCTTTATAAGGTGTTTTATTTGTCATGATATATTTATAAAACAAAAGAAAACCGCTCCAGTATCTCTACTAGAGCGGTCATATTAATTTTAATTATATTAGGCTGCGATTGCAAACCATTCTGGAATTGGACGCTTAGTCCATGCCATCTTGAAGCGATCTTGCTTCGTCTGATAGAACTTACGATAAGATCCTACGATGTCATTGTAATCGATACACTCGGGAAAAGCCGCCATAGCCAATGGGAACTGAGTCTTGTAACCAATCGGAATGTTACGAGGCAATTGCTTGAGTGCTTCTCGAAGAAGTGTATCTGTGCTATGAACCTTGCCATAGCGATACGTGTACTCGTCACAGAGAGCAGCAAAGTGTATCCAGTGCCAAGTATAGTTGTTATTGCTTTGTGCAGTCCAAATCGTGCAAGGATGATGCATATGCACAGCACGATAGAATGTATCTTCGCGTTCGTCAGGAAGAGTCCATGCCTTCGACATCGTCTTACCAGACTTCGAAGGAATACGGCACTGCTCGCCGTCAAGCATACGATGAACTGTCGAGAGCATCTGAGCACTCTCGACAATCATCTTCACCACGTGCTTGTCACACTGCAGCTGTGCTGCTTTCACAGGATCAGTATCTAATACAAATACATTCATGGCCACATTTCCTTATCATTTAACATTTCGTCGCGTTCCTCAGGAGTATTTCTATTGGTAAGGATACCATACACTGTAACTCCAATAATGAACACTATAAAAGCGAATAACATTACACTTGAATTCCTGTCACTTGTTTTAGATATTGTGTTGCCACTTGTGCACTTGTTTCAGTGGCGCCAACAATCACAGTATCAGAGATGACAACGTTGTTATCAGGAGCTGACATCATCCATGGCATCATCGCAAAACCTTGAGGTCCCATGCCAACTGTACGAGGCTTTAACAATTCAGTGACACCACCTTCTTGCTTGACGCGAGCAATGAGTTCTTCGCCCGACATCAGCTTAATTGTATATACTTTATTCTGTTCCATTATTTTCTACCTCATAACGTTGCATTGTGCCTTTCCAGACTTTGATACCAAGTCCATCGTATTCCCAGTCACGTAGATCGGGATCGAGTTCTTTCATATCTGGCTTTGGAGTATCATAGACTACATTGTGCACATACTTAAATTTTTGTTCTTCTGACCACTCTTTGAGATAGTCATTATCCTCGTCGAACATGCGAAGATACTCTGCATCATCAATCACGCGAGTAGAAGTGATTGTCTCGTCAAGATGTAACTGACTAAACTCTTCAGCTTCTTTCATCGTCACGACGTCTTTGGCATGTTCTGCACTTTCACATTCGATAACGTATCGCATGCGAAAGAAATCGACTGTTTCTACAAGATACTTAGGCATCGTCTTTCAATCCCATTTCTTTTAGCTGATCAGGAGTCGAGTACCATTTCAACACTAGCTCAAGAGCGTCGATATGTTTTTGGATCTCGACATCATCGGCTTCTTGATCACCCCATACAAACACATGATTATTAGCTCCAAGATCTCCCTTCAGAGTTTCCCATGTATTACGCAACTGATCGACAACAATCTGATCAGTTATTTCATAAGTTAAATCAATCGTATACTTACTCATATTAATTTTTCCTTTAAAAATGATACTCTACCCAATAGTAGACAGTCTTGCCACTCGACCATGTTACTTTGCTGCCTCGATATCGCTTATACGGAACCAGTGGCGATTCAGTTGGTAGTGGTAGTTTCTTCCATTCTTGTTCAGACATTATCAATCACCTTCTTATAACGATTAATAGTACCATCGGCTTCTTCGACCATGATCTCATCAAGTTTCTTATTCTCGGCAAAGATACGCTGTTCGTGATCGGCAACAATACGACCAGCTTCACGAAGCTTACGCAACACAGCATTTGCAACGCCGATATTGTTTCTTCCTGTATCGAGAGCGTCGGTCACTGCTTGTGCACAATCAAAATATAAATCACTGTCTAAAGACCACGAGTGATCAGTCGCATTCGTAAAGTCACCTACACGTCGAAGATAATCTTGGCCGCCATCAACTGCGATCGCACCACATGTGCATTCTACAAAATCATGACGATGCTTCGAGACAATAAAGTCTCCGCAACTCAGGCATGTCGCTGCGTTTTGAACAATCATTCTGATATCACCTTTTCATGCACTTGTGTAATGTGCTTACATTTATTATAGAAATTAAAACCAGGACAGTCACACACCCAACCTTGATCGAGCATCGTGACATGATATTGTTTGCCTTTACAGTTTATATATGGCCATGTCAGACCGACCAAATGATGGTCGTAGAAATTTAAACCTGGCAGTGCCAAAGGAGTACGAAAGGCGGAATAAGTTGGTGTATGGTCAATCATAGGTTCACCTTACTACAAAAATTTAATTTTGTAAACCCCCTAAAGCGAGGAGGATTAAAATAATAAAAAGAAAACCATAGAGGGCAAATCGAAAAAAAATCTTGGCGACCTTCAGTCCGACCCAAAGGAAGAGACCTAAGATCGCCAAGAACGGCAACGATGAGAGGAGGAACACGATGCTCAACCGCGTCTCTTACCAGTTGCCGGATCGGCCGCTTCAGACTTGGAAAGGACAACAAGTCCGCCTTTGTTATAGGCTTGGCCGATGATATAATTGCCACTGACGGCAAGCTTTTCTTTCTCGTAAGAGGAATTCTTTGCGTAGTGTACACCGATCTCGTTCTGAGATGGGTACTTTTGACGATGATCTGATACGTTGTAATCAGGCATCGGTGTGCCACGAAGCTTCGGCTTGTAATTGCCTGCACGGTACTGCTGATATTCTTCGAACGTCTTTGGCTTGACGCCAATACGCTTGCAAAACTTACAGTCTTCGAGCCAAGCCAAACCAATTTTGGTGTACTTAGACGTCGTCATTTTAGACTTACGCTTGCCATGATGAGTGGTAGTGTAAGCAGGACCAAGAAGATGCATTGTCATAATAAAACTCCAAAAATATGGTTGAAGCGACTAATCCACCTAGGGAATTTACAGGGATCGAGCCCAACCCAATTTACGAAAGATCACTCGTAGTCGCTTCAACCATTATCAGCTTACACTGATTTCGATTAATTGTACATGCTTATTTTTAGATTTGGTGAAGAATAACTCCAAGGCCATCAAGCGTTTCCCAGATCTTATTCCAAGTTTCACCGTCGCATTGATCTGCTGGCAAAGATGCCAAAATGAGATCAGGCTGATCGCCGTGACGAACCATAAGACCTTCTTTGTCGTTGATAGAAACGATAATTTGAGCTAAACCAAGACGAGGAGTCATATTAAAATCCTTCCGTATGCATTTGAATATCTTTGAGGTAAGGAGAGATTTGCTTAGCAGAGTACTGAACTCCGTCGATCTCGAAGAAGTGGCGGCCGCCGATCGGACCAACCTTTTCCCAACGAAGCTTCAGAGTTTCCTTCTCACGGAAAGGGCTAATTCCCCATGTCCACTTGCGGCCAGTCCGAAGTTCGAAAGCGCCACCAGAAAGATTCGTAACCATGTTTGTGTCCTTCATCATTATAGGTCCACCTTACCAAGAATTGGATTAATTGTACATGTTTATTTCGAAAAAAGAGCAAAAAAATGGGCGACCCGAAAGCCGCCCATCATGCGTGTAGCAGGAGGAACCCCACCTGTGACCCTGCCTATTCCAGTCGTCAATTAAGACACTTGCCTCTTACACAGTTAAAACTGTATATCCA